CTCTAAGCACAGCTAAGTCTAGTGTTAGTGGGACTACATCAGGAAACTCTATACACGCTACAGGTGGAACGACAGGAGCTTCTAGCGTATCATCGTCTAATTCTGGTGGTGGTGTAAGTACCAGTAACTCACCTAGTATATCAGAACAATTTGCATCTTCTACTGCACAAAACAATCAAGTGTTAGATATGAGTGCTAGTGTTACAAGCTCTACAAGTGTAGAAGCTGAGACAGTTGAGACAGTTAGTGTCGCAGTTGATACAACCACTACTCAAACTTTACAAAGTCAAATAGATGTATCAGTCACTACAAATTCATCAGCCACAGAAGCTGAACAAACTGTAGCCAATGTCATAGCCCAAAACTTACAAGCTGCTCAAGATGATGTTGAAGCTAAACAAGAAGAGACGGGTGAGTATGGGTCAGAAAATACTATCATAGCTTACATGGGCTTTGTTCCTAACTTTAATAACTATAGGTTAGTTACATTACCCGACCAAGAAACATGGTACGAGTCTACAGATATCTATGCCAACAATATGTTGTCAGATAACATCGAAGGCTTTTATCAAATGGCAGGTCAGAGTTTAGAAACACTGATTGAAATGAAAGAACTACAACCAAAATTATAGGAGAACATTATGGATTGGTTACAAAATAAAACAACACAGTTTATTGCATTGATGGGTATCATTGGAACTCTTGCAGGGTTTGGATACACAGGTGCAACCTATGTCAATAGGATTGAAAACTTAGAAGCTAAAGCTAGACAAGCTAAAGAAACTGATGATGGTTTAGGTGAGATTGAAAAAAGAATAGAAGCGTTAGAAACTTCTGTGTCTTACATGAACAAGACGATTGATGAAACTATTTTAATTAAGATTGATAATCAGTCTAACAAAGTCGAAGCCATCAAGTCTGATATATCAGGTATGAAAGCTGATATCGAAAGTGTTAAGACTGATATTAAAATATTTAAGGAAGAAAATAAAAATCCTTTAGCTGGATAATTACTTTAAAACATTTAATTCTCTTTGAAAGTAGTTATGTAAGTCAGAAAGTTTATACTTTCCGTTTCTTAATATAGATTTAATTACATCTCTCTCGTCTAGTGGAAATATTTCATCCACCATTTCGAGGGGTAACGTACTAAATTCAGTTACTATTTTATTATCTCGTGTCAACAAAACTTTAAAGCTTACTAAGTTTGCTTCATTTTTATTAACCATTATTACTCTCCAATTTTGAAAAAGTTATTTTATCTTGTCTACCTCTTAACCCGGCCTTCATATAAGAAGTTGCCCGGCCCTCAAAAAAGTTTTGATGCTCTACACCCATTACTTCGTCTATCCATTCTAAAGGATTCTCACGTTGGTCATAATTTGTTTTAAGACCGAGCTGTAACAATCTTCTATCAGCTATGTATCTGTTGTAAGCATACATATCTTTTTTTGTTAGACCCTCAAGGTCTCCCATTTCAAAAACTAAATCCAAGAATTTATCTTCTAACTCTACCATTTCTCTACAAATTTGGTAGAGTTCTCCTTTAAAATCATCGGTCCATATTTCTATGTTTTCTTTAATAAACTCTCTGAACAATTTAGTCATGGCTTCAACGTGCATAGACTCATCTTTAATTGAATAGGTAACTATCTGTCCCATACCTTTCATCTTGCCGAACCTTGGAAAGTTTAACAAGATTGCAAAGCTTGAGAACAACTGTAGTCCTTCTGTAAAAGCTGAATAGACTGCTAAAGTTTTTGCAATAGTTTTTTTATCAGACTTAAGAGGTTTGAAATCTCCAACATAATCATGTTTGTTAGCCATTTCTTCATACTCTGAGAAAGCTTTATACTCTATCTCAGGCATACCAACTGTATCAAGAAGCAAACTATAAGCATCTTGATGTATTGATTCCATGTTAGCAAAAGAACTCATCATCATTCTTGCTTCAGGTTTTTTAAACAAAGGCATGTACTTGTCAATATAACCTGCACCCACATCAACATCTGATTGAGTAAACAATCTGAATATTTGTGTCAATAAATGTCGTTCTGAATCTGTAATATCTTGCCAATCTTTTACATCTGTATGTAACGGTGTTGACTCTGGCATCCAGTGCATTTGATTTTGTAACTTGTAATACTCGTACATCCATGGGTATTCAAAAGGTTTGTAGTAGTCTCTTGGGTGTAGTAAGCTCATATGTTCTCCTTGTTAAATTTCTTAACTAAATATTTAAAATTTTCAATTACGTATCCTGCGTAATCTTTTGTTTTTGCGAATGGATTATTATTTTCATCACAATAATCTAACCACATCCTACTTGTAAAGCCAGAAAACTTCTGACTAAACACCTTATCAAATTCTGATTGTTTCATTTATCCCTCACAAGCGATACATTCAGCATCATCTAATTTAATACGTTGAACTTTAAGATTTACATTTTCTACACTACGAGCAGCGTTAGACCGGAAGTAGTATAAAGATTTAAGTTTGTTCATCCCATACCAATGAACATCACTAACGTACTGCATGTATTCATCATGAACTTCTTGTGACTCAGTTGCACTTGGAAGTGTAAAAAAAAGATTAACAGACTGCGATTGACATATAAACTCTTGACGTTTAGCTGCATGTTCTACAATCCATATCTGGTCTATCTCATTAGCAGTCTTAAATATTTCTTTTTCATCAAGTGTTAAGATATCAAGATGCTGTACTGAACCTTCATGAGCTGCAATGTCTTTCCAAACATCTACCAACTCTTGTTTTTTTATTCCTTTATCTTGCAGTAACTCTTCTAAGTATTTATTTTTAACTTGGAAAGAACCACTGAGAGTTTTGTGCGTATAAACGTTAGCACGATAGGGCTCAATCGAAGGAGATGTCCCACCACAAATAATACTAGAAGAAGCGTTAGGTGCAACAGCGAGTAAATGAGCATTACGAGAGCCACTACCGTTGATATCAGGTGACTCACCACGTTCATCAGCAAGTCGTCTAGTTGCTTCCACTGCGTGTTTTTTAATGTGTTTAAAAGCTTTGTAATTAAACCCTGTAGCATAGATACCTTCAAAAGGTATGTTGCGTGATTGGAGATACGCATGGAAGCCCATCGCACCGAGACCCAACGACCTTTCTCTGTAAGCAGAGTAGGCAGATTTAGTAAAACTTTTTTTACCTTCTTTAATATTTTTTTTGAACCTTTTAAAATTTGCATTGTATTCTCCTAAATTATCTGTATCAATAGCGTTATCAATGTAGTGTTGAAGTACATTATCTAACATGGTTATTAAATCATCTATAAACATTGGATTCTCTGACCAATCATCAAAGTGTTCTAAGTTTACTGAAGATAAACAACATACTGCTGTTCTTTCTTCGTTTGTAGGAAGAGTAATCTCAGAACAAAGATTGCTCTGCTTGATTTCCAAACCTAAATCTTTTTGGTTCTTAGGTAAAGCTTCATTACATGTATCTATATTAACCATGTAAGGTTCACCTGTTTCTGCCCTAGCGTTTAATATTTGCCACCATAAGTCTCTAGCTTTTACTATCTTAACAGCTTCATTAGTTTTAGGGTCTATCAATCTAAAGTCTGCATCTTCTTCAACAGCTTTTAAAAACTCATTGGTAATGTTGATACCGTTGTGAAGATTAAGATTCTTTCGATTGATATCACCACCAGATTCTTTACGCATGTTAATAAACTCTTCAATCTCCGGATGAGAAATATCTGTATACGCTGCATAACTACCACGTCTTGTTGTTCCTTGATTAAAGGCTAACATTTCTGCATCAACGACATGCATAAAAGGAATAGAGCCTGTAGATTTACTTCCTCTAGAAGTAGAAATACCATTACTTCTAATATCTCCCCAATATCCACCAATGCCACCACCAGAACTTGCGAGGTTTGCGTTTTCTTTAAAGTGGTCAGTTAACTCATCAATTGAATCTCCAACATAATTTAAAAAACAACTAATAGGAAGACCTCTTGTTGTTCCTCCGTTAGAAAGTATCGGTGTTGAGAACATAAACCAAAGGTTAGAAGCATAGTGATACAATCTTTGAGCTAATTCAAAATCTGTATACCCTTTGTAAGTTGCTCCGAAGACTGCTGCTCTAGCAAATGCTTCTTGTGCATGTGTTTCTTTATCCCATAAGTATCTATCTTTTACTGTATCAAGACTAAACTTATCTAGTAGAGTTTCATTACTGTAATTAATTTTAATACCGAGGTATTCTTTAATTCCTGTTTTATTTTCAATCATTGTTTGTTTCCATGTCGTGTATGTTTAACATAATTATACCATAGTGTAATATTTTTAATATATCTTTTCTGTTCTTTCCTTCTTTATTTCCGTAGCGTTTAGCGTACTTCATAATATTTCCAATACAAAAACCTTCCCCATGTCCAGAGTCAACAATTATATCTGTTGCTTGGTATTTATCAGAAGCATAGTGTTCATTATATGTACCATCAATGTATGCTTTAAGTTCTTGTAGTATATGTCCTTCGTTAAATTTATAGCTCATCACTTCTCCAATCATCCGGTAGTGTATCTTCACTGTACCATCTAAAATTATTTGTTTCAGCCCACTCAGCATGGGTTCGTTTTGTTCCATCCTTTCTTACCTTGGCTCCTGGCATAGGAGAGAAAGGCTTTTGAAATAAGAAGACTAACTCCATATGTTCTGGTAAAGCTTTTCTAATCCAAAAATATTTACTATACTCAGCGTGGTCCCAGAACCGGCCTTTAGCTTCTATTAAAATAGTTTTATCTTGAAATGTTTTAACAAAATCTACTTCATATTTTTTGTCAATAATATATTTGATAGCTTCAAAGTGATGTGCCCAATCTTTTAAAATTGTTTGGTGTATATTATATTCCCATGTACTATCATAGCCTTTAGGAACATTAACCTTTTTAGGTCTAGGTTTTCTTGGCACTCTCTTAGGCATTAGTGAACTACCCTATCTAGTTTGTCTTCAACATGTGCAGCTAACAAGGTTGATAAGTCTTGTATTGTTTGGTTATCAAAACCATCTAGTGATTCACCTTCTTCTTTTAATACTTCACCCATAGCTATGATTGCTTTTTCTAAATCAGATTTCATTTGTTAAGTCCTTGACAGTTATGTCGTTTAAGTTTTTAGTTTTAATTAATTTTTTAATTTTTTGAATAATCCATTTCAAAGAAAATGATGATAACATAAATTTACCATTGGCAAAAACATGTGTTTCTTTTGGAACTAAATCATAAGCTTGTTGTAATGTAAGTTTGTTTGCTTCTTCTTCTGGAATTAAAGTCTTAACCCAATCAACTAACAAGACTAAAGATTTTTTTCTAATTGCTTTTGCTTTTCTACCATTCATAGTATCTCCTGAACATTTGGAACTTTTTGTACATCAGTAAAGTAAACTGGACCTTTAGCATATTCAAAAACTCGTAAGCCTTGACCATCGTTTGATTCTTTATGACACTCATGTTTGTAAGGACACCAATTACATTCTCTTGCAAGTTTCATATTACCACTCTTACCTTCTGGAACGGGGTCATAACAAAAGATAGGTGGTGTTTTTCTTTTAATAATTTTCTTGACTGTTTTAATTTTATCTTTGATGTTAGGTTTATCTAACTCTTCTGGTTTAAATAAAGTTAGCTCTCCGGATTCTTTGTTTAAAACTAAGAACCCACCTTTAGATGTTTGTTCTGCTTCTTCATACCCAGCAAGTTGTGCTAAGTATCCAAAGGTATCTGACTCTACAAGCGTACCATCTTTAAACTTTTTAAAAGCAAATCCAGAAGCAGTCTTTACGTCTACTACTTCACCATCTATCTTACAATCCATGTGACCTTTGATACCACTAACTGATACTTCTTTTTGTTGTGAGTCTAACTTATGCCCAGATAGTTTAACAAAAAATAAAACCAATACTTCTAATAGGTGTCCATATAAAAACTTAATCAAAGTACTAGGTTCAAACTCAGTGATTCCTTCTTTCTTTAAGTTCATGTCATACCACAACTGTCGTTGAGGTTTACCGATGTTAGACATACGAAGAGTATTAACATTAATTTTATCTGCACCCCGTGGTGTTGCCCATTGTTTTAAGGCATCAGCCATGTCTTCACCAAATACTTTTAAGTCTTTATCAGTTAGTTTTATATCCTGGCCTTTGGTTAAGGCTGAGATAGTAGAGTAAATATCTTCTACAACTGTATCAACTGTTTTCTTTTTTGCCATCTTCAAACTCCTTAAAAGCTTTAATCACATCAGATGAAAAAAGCTTTTGTAAATTAACTAAGTACATTTGACTTGCGTTATGGTCTCCACCAGATACAGTTCTAAATGTATCAAGTTTATCAACAATAGTTCTAAGAACATCAGTCTTAAAAACAAGTGTACAATATTCATTGTCTCCAATACAAAGATTATGAAACCAATAATCTGATTCAGTTGCTTTGATACCAGAAGGTTTACCATAGCTTTGATATTCAATTGCTATGTTACCCGTCTTCATCCACATACCACGTTCAGATTTAACTTCTACCTTTTTATTGGTAAGCATTTCTGCTACTTTATCTTCTCTGATTGTACCATACTCTAAGTCTATATCAAACTTCTTTCTGTTTTCTTTACTTGGTTTCATTTGAATTTCCTTTTAAAAATCTTGTAAAAAAATCATCTATACCTTTTGAATAATAATGTTCTTTTGGGTAACCACTACTTTCTGGTATATAAGGAGCCCACCTACCTGTGGTATAATAGTATGAGTACATATTATCATTATAAAAAACTCTTAACATTTTTGTTCTTGTTTCTTCAAAGTAAACATTTTTTTTTAATAAATAATCTTTTACTTCTTCTAATTTTTCTTCTGTGTAATGTTTAAAAATTACTTTTCCTTTAGAATTAACTCTATCAAATTTCCAATTGTATTCTTTAGTGGGTTTCACTCCAATTTTCTCCTATCTTGTATTCACCATCCATAGGACAACGAAGTTGTAAATGTTCACCCGCTTTGACAAGACTATCAACAGCAAGTTGACCTGTAAATTCTGCTTGAGATTCTTTGACTTCTATCTGCCATTCATCATGAATGTTAGCAACAAATCTATAATCAATCGTGTTTAGTTTTAAAAGTTTGTCAAGTAAAACTAAGCCTTGTTTCATGAGTATAGAGCCACCACCTTGTAGTAAAGTATTAAGGGCTGCGTGTTGATGTCTTAAAAATATCTTCCGGCCATCTAACCCTTTGAGGAAACCTTTTCTTGCTGCTCTTTCAATGCGTCCTTTAAGAGTTTTAAATGCAGGGTTACCACTAAGAAAGCGTTCTCGCAATCTCTTACCTTCGTCTCTGTTTCCTTCAACAACGCTTCCAATCTTTTCATCTCCGGCTCCGTAAATGAGGGCATAGATGAAAGTTTTTGCCTGGTCTCTTGATTCAAGTCCTGCAAGGTTTTGGTTAGTCGTGTGAATGTCTCCATTAATGATTTCATTTATATACTCCTCGTCAGCCATGTAGTGTGCTAACATTCTTAATTCTAATTGACTTGCATCTACACCTACAAGTTTATATCCACTTGGTACAGTCCAACAAGACCTACACTCTTTACCGTAAGGACTGTAAACAGCAGGTACTTGAGCCATGTTAGGACTTCTATGTGACATGCGACCAGTAATTGTACCTAATGTTATAACACTAGCATGTACTCGACCATCTTCTTTACCAGTTAGTTCAACAGCATCTATCCAAGATTCAACTTGAGCTGCTCTTTTCTGTAGTAATAAATACTCAGCAATTAAATTAGCTTCTGGGATATGAGTTATTAGTTTTAATGTACCCTCATCTACAATAGGTTGACCTGTTGGAGTAAAGCGTTTAGGTTTCCATCCAAAGTCTTTTAAGTACTCTCCTATTTGTTGACGTGAACCTAAGTTAAACTCTTTTAATTCTTTTCTCATGAAAGGAGTAAGGTCTTTTGTTTTAACTCGTTCTTCGTATTCTATATTAGATAGGCCAGATTTAGAAAGCTCACCATCTTTTTTAAGTTTAGGTTGTACTTCTTTAACATCGACCCACTTAGGTTTAAATGTTCTGTGTACTTCCTCTTCAACTTCTTTTCTTCTTTTGTTTAAAGAACTAAGTAAAAAGGTTGCTGACTTTTCATCAAAGTAAAAACCATTAACATGTTGGTCAGCAATTACTTTAGCAACAGAATGTTCAAGCTCAATGCATTGTTTAGAAAATCCAGGGCTTTCTTTTCTTAGTGCTGCAAGAACTTTTTTATTTATAACAGTATCTACTTGACATCTCTTTAACATCTCCGGACTATACTGAGTCCAATCTGTATGCTCTACTTTTTGTACACCACCTAAACGATAACCCCATGCTTCAATACCATGACCTCCCTCTCTAGTGGGGTGGAAAAGTCTTGACAGGGTCAAGGTATCAAGAGCTTCTGTATGTTCATACAGGTCCACCCCTTTAAGTTTCTTAATAGCTGGTATATCAAAACCAATAATATTATGACCAATTATTTTATCAGCTTCAGCTAAAAATTTAATACCCTCATCAATTTGATGGGGTTCAAATGAATATACATTGTCATTCTCGTCTATAGCAACAATACAAAAGATAGTTGTAGCTGCAGGTCTTATAATTTCAATGTTCTTTTTAGCTTCTTCATCCCAAACTTTTTCTTTGAAATCAAAAAGCAATCCATTTGTTTCTATATCAAAAACTAATTCCATAAATATTCCTAGAAAGGCAGTAAGGTTTCTTCCTCATTGCTCATTAACTCTTCATCAGAGTATTCAGTTAAACGACCAGAGTCTTTATCATACACTAAAGATGTAGCCATTCCTACATCACCTGTATATCTTGACTTAAGTATACGAAGTTTTGTTGTCCTCGCTTCTAAATCATCATCGGATTGTTGGTTTCTTTCAAGTGCAATAACACAATCAGACAACTGTCCTATACTGTTAGACCCACGAAGATGAGAGAGACTTACTTCAACTCCGTTTTCGTGACCTTTGTTTCCATCAACTCTTCTCAAGTGAGATACTAATATTAATCCAGCCCCGGTTTCTTCAACTAAACTTCTCAGTCTAGTCATAATATTATCAATGGCTCTTCTTTCATCTCCTTCTGCTAATGCACTGACTAACATATGAAGATGGTCAACAACTACCCACTTACAATCACATCCTACAATAAGATATCTAAGCTTGGCAAAGATATCATCTATCTCATTTGTTCCAAAGTGAGCATGGATAAATACTTTGTCATTAGAAAATATCTTATCAAACATATCCATGATAGTTTCTTTATCAAACTTATCTCTCTCTTGGTCTACGTATAATCTAGCGTTAGCTTCAATAGAAAGGATACCATCAACTGTGCGTTTCCAATCTTCTTCTAATGCTATGATACCTACATTATCATCAGTGTTTTTAACTAGCCAATGCTCAAGCTCTCTAGTAATACTAGACTTACCAAGACCCGTTCCACCCGTTAAAGTTACGAGCTCTCCTTGTCTCAAGCCATACAGTTTTTTATTTAAACCTTCCCAAGGATAGGGAATGCTTTCTTTTCTTTCACGATTAAGAAACTCAGATTGTTTTTCTGATACACGAATGATACCACTAGGAGTATAAACCTTTGCATCCCACCAAGAACTAGTAAACTCTTTGAAGAGTCCCTTGTTCAACATATCGTTAGCATCTTTATAACCATTAGGTAAAGTTACTATCTTGGCTTTACCGGGTTTTAATATTGTGGCAACTTTCTTAGCAGCTTCTTGTCCCGGTTTGTCTTTATCAAAACAAAGCACAACATTATCAAAGCTTTCTACATACTCAAGGTTTTCTTTAATATCTTTGACTGCTGCTGCTGCACCTCTAACAACGGATACGACAGCCCACTTACTACCAAGTAGTTCATAGGCTGCCATAGCATCGCACTCTCCCTCCGTTATGGTAAGATACTTACCTCCCTCTTTGAATAACTGTTGACCGAAAAGTCCAACACCATTAGGTGATACATCAAAAGAAAATTTCTTATCCCTGACGTATCGAATTTTGTTAGACGTAAGCTCATTGTTAATATATAAAGGATATATATGTTGAGCTAACGTACCATTAGAATCATAGACAACTTTGACACCATACTTTTCAGCAGTCTCCTTTGCTATGTTTCTATCTGTTAATTTTGCGAACACACCACCATGTGCATTCAATTCTTTTATTGTTTCTTTCATCCTTGTTTTTACCTGGCTTGATTTAAATGTAGATTGTTTATCAATACTAGGAAAGAACTTATGACAACTAAAACACTTACCAGACCCATCCTCGTTGAGTGAGAGAGCATCGCTACTACCACATGAAGGACAAGGCTGATGATACTTTACAAATTTTAAATTGTTTTCCATGTTTGACCCAAAAAAAAGCTAGGCACAGAACTTAATCTGTGTCCTAGCATAGTTAGAATTAAGAAGACTTAGACTTAGATGGTTTCTTACCACCTTCCCAAGCTTCGTTTACATCAGGAGTTGAAGGGTCGTCTGCAATAAAGTGCCCCTTCTCATCTCGTGCTCTTGTAGGTTCTACCAAAGCTTCGTCTCTTGGTTTGAGAACTTCACCCAATCTAGTTTCAAAAGTATTAACTAGAATTTGAGAACCTTCTAAACATAATCTATGATGATTAATCTTAGCAATTAAAACATTAGTTTCTAATTTGATTTTTTCATCACTAATATTGTCTATCTCATAGACATTGTCTTGGATAGTAATTTGCATTAGAACTCCTCGCCACCTTCGATAGAATCAAACTCATCTCCGTCTCCGGCTTTGTAAGAGACTAATTCTTCTACTTGCATAGCTTGAAAGTCCAGGCCCTTAAAAGTTCCAAACTTATTAGTGGCTTCCCACTCATTGTATTGAACTCTAACCTTAGAACCATTCCCAACGTTTTCATCCATTGGAACTTTATCAGCATCCATTAGTAATGGTGCTTTACGAACCATTCCATTTGGACCATTGACTTTTCTTTTAAAGTTAATAGACCGACCAACAACTTCATCATTGACTGTCAGTTCTTTAACCCTGAAGCCACGACTTTCAAAGTCATTTGCCACCTCATCACTTACTACTAAGTCCACTGTATAACAGGGTTCGAACTTGGTATTAGGTGTTCTTACACTAGCCCAATAGGCTATTCCTTGTTGTATTGCCATTTATTTTCTCCTATGGTTTGGCATTATTGCATTAGTTATTATACACTTGCTGACTAAAAAGTCAACCCCTTTCGTTGAATAAATCAACAAAACTTATTACATCATTGGATGGTAATGTGACTGTAAAATTATCCTTTCCTGGATTATAATTTACTTCATAACCAACCTTCTCTGAATACATATCTTCATAGTTATCGTTAGTAAAATCTGTAAAGATTCTGTACTCATCACGAGTTAAAACTCTTGTTTCGCTTTCTGTGTTCATATAAACATACACGTCATTCTCCTTAAATATTTATTGTAAATGGTAGAGTACAACCTTGTACAGTTATCTCTCCTGGAAATTCTAACTCAGAAATATATTTATCAACTGCTCGTTTTAATTTGCTTGGAACTGCACCATCGTACCTTGTGTTTGTACTTTGGCCAGAGATAACATCATAAATAACAGTAAAAGATATTTTTCTGTTGATTGTAATTCGAGAAAGATAAGAATCAAAACTCCTTGTTGCCTTTGGTTTAGGACAAGGAACAACTTCAAGTTCTTTTGTTTCAGGCTGCCCAACTATTTGAGTTCCGGTTAGTACACCTAGTCCCCCATTAACTCCAATGTCTTCTGTTGGTTCAGGTTCAATAAACTTTTCTATAACAACAGTAGCTATGGGTGGTTTGTTTAACTTTTCATCTAACTCATTTAAAATACGATAAATTTCTGAGTTTGTTTCATCCATAGAATCTAATCTATTTGATAGCTCAACTAAAGAATTTCTATAGCTCTCTCTAGTAGATTCTATTAACTCTGCTTGTCTACCTACGCTTTGAAACTCTTCGCTGAGAGACAAAAAAGATTTGTTTAATCTAGTAAGTCCGGACTTGTTTTCAGATATATTATCTGTAGTTATATTTACTATGTTAAACATTGCCACTATCATAGCAATTAACACAGCCCCTATTATGATATTAAATTTCATTTTACGCTACCTCCTTAGTAGTCCACCATGTAGGTTTAGCTCTGTTCTGTTCCCACTTGGCATAGTGTTTTTCGTTAATCACATATCTACGATATGCAACAGTTGGGTCTTCATGTTTGTACTCGTCAGGCATAGCTTGAGCAACAGTAGTCATGTCTCCTATCTCAATGTTCTGAGGTAGTGTCATAAGAGGGCCAGAGAGTTTGTCAAAACTCAAATGACTTCTTCCATATCTACTGCTGTATTCAATACACAATGCCACAAAGTGACGATACAACCACGAATAGTTTGAGCTAGATTCTCTTGCCCAAATAGTACAAGGATGATTCCAATAGGCTCTTTTGTAAAGACCATGTTTGTCAGCGTACTCATCACCATCTAGCTCTCGGTGTGCAGTACACAACATCTGTGCTGTTTCCAGGGGCATTTTAACTAACATCTTATCAGGTTGTGCTCGTGCTGATTCAACCGGACAATCATCAAAATAAAATATGTTCATAGGTTCTCCTCAATATTAAATGCTTCATCAAGATGATAAAGTAAATCTGCGATTGCATGAACCTCTCGTATATCTATACCACCATATTCAAACAAACTGTTTACTCCTTGTTTAGATTTACGATAGTTGTTTTTAATCCACGTTAAATTTCTTTCAGGAACTTTAACTGTTATTACTTTTTCTTTTATACTCATTTACCTTGACCTCGATATTTTTTGAAGTTGCTTTTTTTGTTTTTGTTCATGGTAGAGAAAGCAACATTACCTCTACCTTGACTTGTCTTTTTGCCTCTGCCTTGTGTAGCAGATACATGAGCAGATTTATTCCACGTCTTCGCCATGCTTAAACTCCTGGTTCTTCTTGCGTTTGTCTTTGTGTTCGATTAAAACCCTATCGCTTTCATAGGTTGTTTTAAAATAATTTTCATCTTTAGTTTTATGAAGATACAAACTTCTAACTTGTTTGTCTTTTGCTTCTTCACTTAAAATTTCTTTTTGTTTTAAAACATCGTTTAAAAATTCTGTCATAATTTTTTACCCTCTACTTTTACTGACCAATTATTTTGACTGTGTAATGTATCAAACTTTACACCCAGAGACTTACGAACCCTATCCTCTTGTAAACTAATTTGATTTACAATTTCTTCTTGCTCTCGTTGAGTAGCGTGTTTGAAATTCTCATCAGTATACTCTTCAGGATTGTCATATAACTTTGTCATATGTTTATATGCCATATGTTTTGCATAAGTTTTAGCTGTCACTTTTTTATCATTAAGAATAATCATACATAGATTATATCACAACTTTTTTAAATACAGAAACATTAGACATGTTTTCTAAAAAGAACTTACGATAATTACCTTCATGGTCTATGCAACCACAGATTAAAATGTCGCCATCATCATTGTGTTTTAAATCAGAAATGACTTCTAAAGTTCTCCTTTCGTATTCTTCTAAGTCTCCTTTAACTTTGTAATAAGTAAAGAATAAACCATAACCTCTAAAGAATGCAGTTGATACTGCTTGTTCTATTCTGCTTAATGAATCAGTTTCAAATAGTGTTTCCATTAAATTGCCCTCGCATTTATTAAATCAATTACAAAGCCTGAAGTATCCTTCTTGGCTTCACCCTTTTCAACAAGTCCAACCACCACTTGAGTTTCATCTAAGAATCTCATGTCATGCTTGTCCCCATCAATTACTTTAAATCCTTTAAACACTTCAGGTAGAGCTTCCCTAAATACAACTGCGATGTTGTTGGAGACATTTTTAATCAAAGCAGCGTACTTACTATCAGCTTCTGAATAACTCCAGGTTAGATGATAGTTAGGTATGTGCTCTACCTTTCGTGTTGGGATTTTTGTATAGTCATAGAATTGTATCTGTGGAAACATGGAAAAGATGTTTTCATGTCCATCAACTTTGATATGTTCCCATTGAATATCACTTGTTCCGTTGAGACGTAGGGCTGGTTTTTTACCTAACCTACCACACTCCTTAAGAAATTTATTTACGTCTTCTACAAGCTGTCTCATGAACTCTTGTTGGTCGTTTAAGAACAGTAGAGATTTTCTAATCCTAGCTTGTTGAACATTAGAAAATTTACCATGTCCTGCTGTGTTCAAACAAGCTTCACTACAACTTGCTTTTTTAGCAAAGGGACATAGAGTTCTTTTGCCATCTGCTAAGTCATCAGGTGCTAGATATATTATCCGACTAAACCATTCGTCAGATAACTTGTTGCTCTTTTCAATCTTGGTACTACCACTAGATAGCAAATTATATTTAGGCATATTAATTTTCCTCTACATCTATTGTTAAATTAAATTCTGATAAACCAATATTATCTGCTACAAAATTAATAGCTTCTTGTTTATCTTCACAATCATAAATGTCAACTGTAATAATTACTTTATAATCCATTGTCTTTCTCCATGTGTTCTAAATCTTGACTTGATAATGCTTGACTACAATGCTGAGATAAAAACTCAATCATTGCAAGTGGTACAGGTGTATGAATATTCTCATAACAATAGTCTAGGCAATCAGCTTCTAAGTCTGGTCGACCTTCAATCACCCATAGTTCATGCACATTATCTTTCATGTTATCCATGATAATGCTGTTTGTTTCGTTGCTCATACTATTTCATATTCTCCATTTTCTAGTTTAAATTCGTCAGTAATATCACCCCATTGGTCTGCCATTGCAACTGCAATGCCTTCAAAGGTTTTACTTCTAACATGACTGCGTTGTTCTTTAGGAAGCTTCCAAGTTTCATAGTGCCACTTAGACATTCTCTTACCATTCTTCATCTCAACCATCTCAGGTTCAACAACTTCTGTGTGTTTTAACTTGGGAAGATTCTTCAACCAAAGACAAGTAGTTTTCATGGTGGCGTGTCCAAATTGATAAGGCTGTATAATCTGCTC